CAATGGAGTATAAAAAACTATGGCAAGACATCACAATATAAATGGGAACATAGTTCCTTTCACAGCAGAAGAAGAAGCAGCTAGAGATGCTGAAGAAGCTCAAGCTGTAATAGATTCAGTTGCTAGACAGACAGCAGATGATGCTAAGAAAGCTAGAATAGCATCTGCTAAAACTAAACTACAAAATTTAGGTCTAACAGTAGACGAAGTTAAAGACGCATTTAATCTATAATTTTTATCATGGCTTCTAAAAAAAGAATAAACTCTAATTTAGAAGATCACAATGGAATTAGATTATCTTCTCACGAGAAAGTTTGTGCTGAAAGAATGAAAACTTTATTTAAATCAATGGATGAAGTTAAAAAAGAAATTAAAGAACTTAGAGCTGATATGAACAAAGGCAAAGGAGCAGTAAATTTATTACTTATTCTTGGTGGATTTGTTGGAATATTAGCTGGTTTCTTTAAGTGGAATGGCTAATCGCAAGACAAACATAGCTGGTTTAATAGCGGAATTAAGAGTACAGTTGCGTCTGGCTGACAATCCTAATATGATAGTATTTACACCTTTGGGTGGTAATGGACCAGTAGATATAGTAACATTAGACCTTACAACTGGAGAATATCAAGGCTATGATGTTAAGTCTAAAAATTATAGAAAAAGAGATTATACAGCTAAGGATGGTTATGAAAGAAAAAGAATTGGTAGCCTTATACATAGAACCACAACTCCAGAACAAAAAAAATTAAAAGTAAAAATCATTTATGCAACTATCTAAACATTTTAAATTAGAAGAATTTACAAAATCAATGACAGCTACTCGTAAGGGTATCAAGAATGATGCAGGTCCAGGAGATATTAAAAATCTAGGAGATTTATGTTATGAAGTTCTTGAGCCAGTTAGAGCAAAGTTTGATAAACCTATAACTATAACATCTGGCTATCGTTCAGAAGAATTATGTGAAGCAATAGGTTCAAAGAAAACATCTCAACACGCAAAAGGTCAGGCAGTAGATTTTGAGATTGCTGGAATACCTAATATTAAAATAGCTTATTGGTTGCAAAATAATGTAGACTTTGACCAGCTTATATTAGAGTTTTATAATAAAGATGATCCTGCTGGTGGTTGGGTACATATAAGTTATAATGAAAAAGGTAATAATAGAAAACAAGTATTAACTTATGATGGTAAAAAATATGATAATGGATTGCCAGACATGGAATGGAAAGATGGAAAGGTGGTAGTATAATGTGGTTTAATTTAATTAGTATGGGTTTAAAGACAGGTGCAAAGTTGTATTCTGATAAACAAAAATTTAAAACAAATATGTCGGAAGCAAAACTTTTACACTCAGAAAAAATGAGAAAAGGTGAGATAGAATATCAAGGAAAAATGTTTGAAAATCAAAAAGGAGATTGGAAAGACGAATTTGTTTTGCTTACATTAAGTTCCCCTCTGTTTTTGTTGGCATATTCTGTATTTGCAGAAGATGAAAAGATGGAAGCTAAGTTAGATTTATATTTTGACAAGTTAGACAGTATGCCTTGGTGGATAACTGGACTTTGGGTATCAGTAGTAGCAGCAATCTATGGCATAAAAGCAACAGATATAATTAAAACAAATAAGAAATGACAACAGCCGCTTTTGATCCAAGGCTAATAAATAAATACACAGATACTAAATTTCTTTTACATTTTCAATGGAATGACGAATCATCTAAAATATATAGATATGCTTTAGTTGAAGAAATAAATGTTTCTGATATTGATCCTGGATCAAAATGTAAAAAGGATGAGATTGGATTATCTCAAAAAGAAATATGGGAGAAGAAATATAAATGAACAAAGTATCTACAGCACACACACAAAAGTATAATAAAAAAGTAAGCCTATTATCTCAACAAACAGGTAAGAAGAAGCCTAAACCTAAATATAAAAAGAAAAATAAATAGGTTAACTTATGGCTAAACAAAACTTTTCAATGTACACTCCTCGAGATCAGCATAAGAAAAGACCACGCACTCACACTAAAAACGTCAATAAAAATAAACCAAAAACTAAACAGAAATACAGAGGTCAAGGTCGTTAGTGAAAACATTAATTATAATGTTACTCAGTTCCCAAGCAGAGTTCACAGTCTCCAGTAAACTGGATCTTATATATCTACCACTACCACAACAAAAGAATTGTTTTCAAGCAATAGATGATGTAAGAGAAAATATTGCCACTTATAATGATAAAACCAATCAATGGTTACTTAAAGATGGCAGTCAGTTTATTGGAGGAATGTGTGAATGAACATAGCAGAACTATTTAAAAAGAATTTTATATTTATACCTATTGTTATCTCAATAGTTGTTGGGGGTTTTACCTCTATTAAATATGTACTCAATTTAACTCAAACAATTAATGCTAATAAAACAGCAATCACAAAAATATTAGCTGTTGAAGTAATAGACCTTAGAAGAGAGTTAAAAATAGAACAAGATAAAACAGCAGATTTAAAAATTAGATTATCTTCTGCTGAAGCTACTTGGCAGATGGCAGAGAATTTATATAGAACTTTAGCTGACCAAGTTAGAGAACATTCTTATGATATTAAGGATTTAAGTAGATAAGGATTTATGAATGGAGAGTTGCAGGATGGATTACAGATTTACAGCACTACTAATTATAATGTTTATATGCTTAACCTTATTTGCTAAACCTGCTTATCCAAGAAACGAGTACCTTCAAAACTATGATGATAGATGTGGTGAAATTGAAACAAGAGTTACTCAAAATGTAAGTGAAGATCAACAGCTACAAGCCTTTGATCGTAATTTTAATAATGGCAGTCGTTATTTATCTCTTACTTACAGAAAATATTTAGGTGTAGATTGTAAGACAGGAAACGAAAATAGAAAACTTAAACAACAATTAGAATTAATGAAGATGTGTGGTAGGGTTAATAGTAATCCATCATTAGCATATAATGAAAATTTTAATCTATTAGTTTCTAAATGTAGAGGGGTTACTCCAACAAGTGTTGATAATAGACCAGACAATTCTGGAAGTGCTTGGGATGATATGAAGGATGGTTATAAAAAAGAGAATCCTGATATTACATTAATGGGAGATAAATTTTTAAAGAAAAAGAAATTAAAGATACCAAAATACTTAACAGATGAAAAAATAATATTACCTTTACCTAAACCATGAAACAGAATAGTAATAAATTTTTAATATCTTTTATTTCAGCTATTTTAGTTGGCTTATCTACTTGGGTTTTAGTTCAAGTTGTAGAACTTAGAACAACACAAGGTATGGTCATGCAAGAATTACTTAATATTGATAAACAAATGGGTAGAATATATGCACACATGGATAGGTTAATGAATAAATGAAAAGAAAAATATTAAAATTAATAGTTAAACTTCGTATGATATATTGTGATATAAGAGGTCATCATGGTAAAAAATGGAATTATGAACCATCAGAACATTATATGAAAAAAAAGAAATGAAAAGAATACTATTATTTATAAATCACTACTCTAGTAAACTTCAAGTATGGAGTTGGCAAAAACTATGGGGTGATAGAAAGCATGGACTTGGTTATAAGAAGTGAAGTTTATATTAACGATAAGTTTATGTTCTTTTATAAACAATCAATGCCTACCACCAGTAGAGGTTAAAGCTGAATATAATTCTTGGAAAGAATGTGCAATTGCAGCATTAGAAATATCTAAGAAAATTATAATTGCACAAGAAGATACTTTTGTTAATAATTACAAGGTAGCAACTAAATTTATGTGTCAACCAGAATCAGCAATTTAATGAGAAAAAATAAAACTTGGGTCAGACCAAAGGAACAAATTATTATCTGTGGTTATTGTGAAGTGTGCAATAAAGAATTAACTTCTGATATGGGAGGTTGGATTGTTAATGCTGAGAAAAAAAGATTCTGCCATAATGGTAAAGATGAACTTTGTTTTGATAAATATATTAACAGATAGTTTCTTTTAAATCTTGAAACTCTTGCCAGATGCTTTGACCAGCATCCCAAAATCTTCGCTTCTCTTTTTTCATTTCTATTGAATGTAAAACTGTGGTATGATCTTGTCCAAAATATCTACCTATATCTGTAAGGTTCATATTATATTTTTCATACAAGATGTTGTGAATAATGTTTCTTGCTCTAACTATATCTTGTGTTCTAACCTTACCCATTAAACTTTTTTTATGTACTTCGTAACGAACACAAATTCTATTAATAAGACTGTCAATAATTCTTGTACTAGGTTTGGCAAATGAGTAACTAATAATTCTTCTTGGCTTATAAAACTCTGGACTTCTTTTTTTACAATGTATCTTGGCTAACTTGTAACCATTTTTAAATGCGTTCTTATATATTTTCTTTTCTTGATGAGTTAGATCACGATAGTGTCCAGCTCTCATTGCAAGTTTAATTTCAGTAAATATTTTATTTTTAGTCATAGCTCCCCTATAGTTCTTTTGTTTATTTTTCCGATATGTATATTAATAACTATCTTGCCATTAACATTTCTTGTGTCTGCACTACTTTTCTCATCAATCTAATACTGTCTTGATGATACTTCTCAGCTTGTAACTTTGTCTCCAGAAACTTTCTGTGTTTCTTCTCCTGAAGATCCCTGTACTTTTGCAGACGTAACCTTACTTGTTCCATCCTTCTCCTTTTTTACTATTGTAAAATCGACTTTAACATTTTCGATTTTTACTTCTGCATTTGTTCCTTCATTTGGACCATGAGCAGCCTTCTCTACTGAATCAAATTCTTCAGTTAGTGTAAAACTACACTCTCCATTTTTGATTCTTGTATATATAGTCATATTTTATCCTTTTTGGCAACCTCTTTTTTGTGTACCTCTTTAGTCATCTTGTTATATATGCTTAAATCTGTATAATTGTCTGCCTTAAAATTTCGTGTGGTTCTAAAAAGTTTTAATCCCATCATTAATTGACCTACTTGGTGT